TTTTGCCGTGTGTACAGGAAAATCAAAAGCTGAAAAAGCTGAAGAAAGAAATTACAAAAGAGAATTAATTCAGAGAAGAGTCCAGTGGGATACAGATAGAAATATCTGGAATATGAAAATAGCTAATTATGAATTCAGAACTGATGAAAACGTATTAGCAAGCTCTAGACAAATTGGAGCAATAAATAGAAAATATGCATTAGAAATTGAAAAATATTTTGCTGATAATCAAGAAGCATATGTTGATCTTATAAGCGAGGTATCTATAAATGAAGGAGGTCGTTCAAGAACTTTTGGACGTAAAGCTGCCTTGCGTGGTATGAATGCTCAAAGTAAAAGAAACGCTAATTTAAGAAGAGCGGGAATTGCTCAAACAGAAGAATTAAATTCTGCGAGAAGACAACTAATGACTGCTAATAACCGTGCATTATCAGAACGTGGGTTTGGACCAGTACCTGGTGTTACTCCAGCACAGCCTGCTAAAGCTGGATTTATGGAAAGAACATTACCTGTCGTAGGTAGTGTTGTAGGTATTGCAACTGGAGTTGCTAGTCTTTTTTCTGATAGAAAATTAAAAGAAAATATTGAAGAAGTTGGTATATCACCAATGGGATATAAGATATATGAATTTAATTATAAAGGTGGAGATGTAAGATTCCGTGGGGCAATGGCTCAAGACGTATTGAAGAAAAACCCAATGGCTGTAGGTATAGATCAAAATTATTTAACTGTTGATTATCAACAAATTGATATTGCTATGGAGGTAGTATGACATCATCTTTCCAAGGATATGCACCTTCTACTGAGTTTGATCCAGTAGAACCAGTGGATATGGTTGATTCCCTGGAGGAACAACAAAATAAATTTCTGCGTTCCATACGAGATAGAAATCGTCAAATGTATGAATATGAGATGCAAGCAGCAAAACAAAAAGATCAAAGATTACAACGATTAGCTGGTTTATCTCAAGGTATTGCAAGAATGCTTGAACCACAAATAGAGAAAAGAAAAAAAAGACAAGAAGCTATTGGTCAAGCAAAATTTTACAATTTAGGAATTGATGAACAAAATAATATTATAGAAAAAAATCATATAGAGGCAAAAGTAGAAAATACCTTTGAAGGCACTAATACTAATCTTGTTGAAGAAGGAAGGAAATCAGGATCTTTAAGTTATTTAAGTGGGAATATAGTTAAGAATTTAGGAAAAAATCAACAAAGAGGATTTTATAAGGCATACCTAAGTTCAAAATCTAGTCAATATCCTATGTTTGTAAGACAGCTGCGTAATTATAAATTTCCTGTAGTTATCAATGGTGAAACAGTAGAAAAGTCATGGCATGAACTAGAGATGACTGATATTGCTAATAAGACAATAATTGATAATCGTATACGAGAAATTTTTTTAAGTGACGTTACTGATCCTGATATACAAGAGTTAGCGGTTGAATATTTATATCAGCCAATGCAGAAGTATGAAACACAATTAGCAAGAGATGATGCAAATAATTACCAAACACAAATTGAGGCTAATGAAAAAGCTGAAAAACAAGAAGAATTAATTACAACAATTGAAAATGAACATGCTTTTGATTTTGCAGAAAGTATTAGGAAAAGAGGTTTAGAAATTGGTAGTCAGGCAACAGCAAAATTAGAAGTAGTAAATTCTATTAAAGAGTTACTTGATAATGGTGATATAGATCCATCAAATATAATTGGAATGATGAATCAAGAAATTACTCTTGATAATGGCACAACAATGACCTTGTTTACTTACTTAGGTAATTCGGGTAATAGACTACAGAGATATTTAGACGATGCTCGTAAAACAAAGATAGAGAAAGAAGAGGAATGGGGAAGATTACAGGGTATTGAGTATATAGAAAAAGTAGAAAAATTATTTGAAGATTTAGATAATCCTCCTACAGAAGCTGACCTTCAAGCTGCAAAAGATGGTTGGAATCTTGATTGGGGTCCTATGCCAAATAAGTTATTAGGTATCATAACTGCGGAAGATAAAGACGATGAAGATACTATAAAGTTTATTGATTATTTATTTAAAACAAATCAAAGAGTACCTTTAAATTTAGTAAATAGAATAAATGATCCTAATACATTTACACAATATAAAGGATTAATAAAAAGCCATAATGCTGAACAGCCTGGAGGAAATCTTAGTACACAAAGAGATAACAGTATTAGAGCAATTGTAAGATCTAAAACTGGTTTAGAATTAGCTGATGAAAGTTCTGGTAGTATTCAATTTATTAGATATTTCAAAGAAGGCCAAACAGCATATAAAGAAGTTTTTGCACAAGAATTAAAAAGAACTGGTAATGAAAATACTGCACATGAAGCGGCAATGAATGCTGTAGAAACAAAGCTAGGTGTAGATGTTATAGATAAAGATGGAAATGTAATTATAGATGTAGAAACCTTTCAAGATAGATTTAGTGAAAGGGAGAAAATGCTAAATACATATGATAAAAAATTAACAGGAGCTTTACAAAAATTAGCATCAGTTAATGGTGATTTCACTCAAGATTATATAACTGGTACGTCTAGTGATTTACACAGAATTCATGAAATGAATAGTAAAGGTATAGATGTGGAAATACCACCAATTTTTCATAAATTAGCTGAGGCATATAAAAACTATACAGCTGTAGATATAATAAATGCACAACTAAGATTAAGAGGTTTACCACCTATAAAAAGAGAAGAAAAAGGTATATCTGATCCAAGAATACTACGTTTACGGGAATACAAATCTACTCCGAGGAGATTGATTAGATCCGAAAACATGAGTAAAAATTACAACACAAAAGACGGAATGTTATTAGCAGGGATCTGAGGGTTCCTTATAAATTATGGATTCAAATTTTCAATTCGATCCTAGTCAGATCGATACAGAAGAGATGCGTCTACAAGCAAATGAATTAGCCGATACTATTGATCAGCAAGCTCAACGTGAAAGACAATCTCAAGAGTTACAAGAAGGACAAGAAAGAAGAGAACAACTAGTAAAAGAAACAAAAGATGTAAGAGAAAAAAAGGATGGTGGAGGATTCAAAGGTGTTTTAAAAGAAGCACAATCTGCTATCCAGGGTGGTTTGCAAGATACTGCGTCATCTTTAATAACAGCTCCTGAGAGAGTTATTGATATGGCATCTGGCAAGATGGCTAAGGAAGGTGAAAACTACGATCCTAAATCTGATGATTTCTTTGTTGATTCTGAAAACCCTATAGAAACAAAAACTGTATGGGGAAACTTACTAAGAGGATTTGTACATTTTGGTACATTGGCAATTGTGCCTGTAAAAGGACAAGCAGCTCTAGGAATAAAAATAGGAAATAGATTACTGAATGCAGCTGCAATAGGTGCTACTTCAGATATACTTTCTAAATATTCCCAGGAAGATAATGCTCTAGGTGCAATAGCTAAAAGATATCCTCAATTTAATAATGTACTAGCTACTAAAGATGAAGATCATCCAGCCATGAAAACATTTAAGAATGTCATGGAAGGTATGGGAATAGGTCTTATGTTTGATGGTGCAGCTATGGCAATTGGTAAAGCAGCTAAGACAGATCAAGTAAAAGGACTAGTTGATGCTGTTACTAGAAAAGAAGCCAGGGTAAAAAATAGAGAAGCTAAAAGATTAGAATGGGCTAGACAACAAATGGAGGATACGACAGAGTTTCGTGCTCCAAAAAACGACCCTGTTGCAGATGCACATCAAGGTACTGTAAGGTCTAGTTCTGATGATATTGGGGATATTGCAAGACAACAAGATAAAGCAAGAGCATACTCAGACACTGATGGTGGTTTTGATCCTGTTGTCCCCGAAGTAATGGTAGAAAGAGCAGCGCGAACAGCTAAGGAAAGTGAAGAAGTTACTCGTGGTGTTCTTAAAAAATTAATGAGTTCTGATTATTTTAAAAAAACTGAAGCTGATTTAAAAAGTAAAAATATCTCTTTAGATGAAGCTTATAAAGAATCTATACAGTTTTTACAATATTTAGGTACAGGTAGAGAAGCAGCCGATTTAACACCAGAACAGTTTTTAGCTGGTTTAAAAAGACAAAAAATTGACTTAGGTTTTGGAGATGTAGACGTTGTTGTTCCTAGACAAGCTAGGACTTTAGATTTAGTTATTGGTAGTCTTATTAACGAAATAAAAGAATTAGGTTTAGCTGGTAGGGAAATAGCTGAAATAGTTGATTTACATGATGTAGATGGTCCAGCTAAAGGTTTATTAGATAAATTACAATTTGCAATTACAGAACGTAAAAAAGCTGGTTATGCGGCTGGTGCAAGTCTAAAACAATTTGATTTAGCTAATAGAACTAAGCCTAGTAAAGCACTTCAAAAAGAATTTTTAGATGCAAAGATTGAGGAATCAAAAACTTCTATAAAAGCAATGTTTGAGCTTGCTGATGCACAACCTACTGATGATTTATCTAAAGCAATTTTTGAATTATTTTCTGGACCAAAAGGCATAAATACAATTGATGACTTTGATAAGTGGGCTACTGCAACTATCAAAGGTGGTAACTTTAAAGGCAAAATGTTAAATGGACAACTTGCAAGAGAAGTACAAGGTGTTTTTGTAGCTAGTACTTTAAGTGGACCTAAAACTCCTATAAGAGCAATATTAGGTACATCAACAGCAACATTTTTAAGACCAATATCAGCAATGGTTGGTGCTGGATTACGTTTAGATGGCAGAACATTTAGAGAAGCTATGGCTTCAACAAATGCAATGATTGAAACAATACCAGAAGCATTTCAAATATTTCAAACTAGATTGCAATCTTACTGGTCAGGTGATGTAGCAACTTATGCATCTAGGTATCAAGAAAAAACTGCAAGTGATGTTAATTGGGAAGCTTTAGGTCAATGGGCAGAAACTCGTGGAACTGATGGAGACAAAGCAGCGTATCGTATTGCGAATATTGCTAGAGGTTTAAATGATAATAAATTCTTAAATTATTCAACTAAATTAATGGCAGCTACTGATGATGCTTTTGGGCATATTATTGGTAGAGCAAAGATGAGAGAAAGAGCTTTTGTCCAGGCAACTAATAATTTAGATGCTGGAGACATTACAGAAATAACTCCAGAATTAATTAAATCTTATGAAAATAATTTCTATGGTCAAATTTTTGATGGTGATGGAGCTATTAAACCAGAAGCTTTAGATGTACAGTTTCAAAAAAAAGAAGCAACACTTACAAAAGATATGCAAGGTTTTTCAAAAGGTTTAAATGATCTTTTTGAAAAAACACCTTGGGCAAAACCATTCTTTTTGTTTGCAAGAACTGGTGTAAATGGTCTTGAGTTAACTGCAAAACATACACCATTAATGAATAGATTTATCGAAGAATCTAATTTAATAAGAAGAGCAACACCTGATAGTTTAGAAGATGTAAGACAGTTTGGTATTACAACTCCAGAACAATTAGCCCAGGCTAAAGCTGTACAACTTGGTAGACAAGCTGTAGGTAGTTCCGTAATTTTTATGGCATCTATGGCATATTTACGAGGTGAGTTATCAGGCGATGGTCCTCCTGATAGATCCAAATTACGAACCTGGATAAGTGGTGGTTGGAAAAGAAGAAGGTTAACAGTTGGTGGAGTAACTGTAGATTATGACGCTATTGAACCTTTTAACCAAATCTTTGCAGCTGTAGCAAATATTGGCGATTATTCAGAAATGATGGGCGAGCAATGGACTGAAGATCATCTACAAAAATTAGCGATTGTGATAGGCGGTACTTTAGCTAGTAAGTCTTACTTAGTTGGTTTACAACAGATGGTTGATTTACTTACATTTAAACCTGGCTCAGTTCCTAGAACACTTGCAAGTATTGGAAATAATGCTTTACCTTTATCTTCACTAAGAAATGAAATGGGTAAAATTATTAATCCATATATGAAAGAGTTAAATAGTGGTATTAATGATTCTTTAAGAAACAGAAACTTATTTATGGAGCCTTTAGCTGTAGAGGATCTCCCAATTAAATACGATATTTTAAATGGCAAACCTTTAAAAAATTATGATTTTATGACTCGCATGTTTAATGCATTTAGTCCTATCCAAGTCAATTTAGATTATTCTCCTGGTAGAAAATTATTATTTGAAAGTGGTTTTGCTACCAATTTATCAACATTTTCTGCTCCTGATGGAACAGATTTAAAACGTGCTCCACGAATAAGATCAAAATTTCAAGAAGCTATTGGTAAACAAAATCTAGAAGCACAGCTTAATAGGTTAGCTAAAAATCCTAAAATTATTAATTCTTTAAAGGAAATGAAAGCTGACGCTAGAAAAGGTAATAGAGATCTTGATCCTGATAAAACTTATTATCATTTAAAAATTATTAGCAAATTATTTAGAGATGCTGAAAGAAAAGCTTGGGCAAGTATAAGTAGAGATCCAGCTGTTGAAGAACTTATTAATGAACGTAGAAATAAAAAAATTAGACAATATAGAAAATTAGAAAAAACAAAAAGATATAACGACTCAATAGATCCACTCTTAAATATTTACAGATAACATGTTAAAAACATGGCGACAACACAAAAATTTCATAACGGAAATGGTAGTACAAAAACATTTTCGTTTCCATTTGAATATATCAAGAATAAAGAGATCAAAGTAAAAGTTGACTCTCAACTACAAACTGAATTAGAACATTACACCATTGATAACACAAACGTAGTATTTAATGACAATCACATACCACCTACAGGTACAAACAATATAAACATTTATAGAGATACTGACGTAGAATCAGGAGCAGTTATATATGCTCCAGGATCATCAATTAGAGCATTTGATTTAAATAAAAATCAAAAACAAATATTACATGCAATACAAGAGTTAGAACTCGTAAGTCCTAATTCAAGTGGATTAGTATTATCTACTGGATCTAAAAATGATATTAAAGTAAATAGTGCTGGTAACTGGGAAATAATAGATGATCAGGTAGAAAATAAACATCTAGCACCAAATGCTGTAGGTAATACTGAAATAATAGATGACAGTATTGGTGAAGTTAAATTAGACATACATAACGGACCATCTACTGGAAAGATACTACGTTATACCAGCAATGGTATGGAGTGGTCTGATGAGTCTACAACTACGCCTTCAAGTATTAATTTATCTGATGAGTCTTCAGATACTGAATGTTTTCCAACTTTTGCGACCTCAGCTACTG